CCCCAGTAGGGTGGCCTGTTTTTGAGTGAGTTACACACTCAAGCTCTAAAGAGCTTATGGTCTGTTAAATCGCAGATCTGTAACAAATGAGCGTCATTAACTATCACAGTAGGAGATAAAAGTCATGAGTGGTTCCGATTACACCCGTTTTGTACAGGCGTTATCAGATAACTCATTGATGTCTCTAATCGAGACTCTCCATGATGATATTGATGACGGCGTCGCTCATTCTGGCGTCCTTTTACGGATTTGTCAGACTGAGATCAGGGCACGCAATTATGTGACCCTGGAGGAGCTCTCTAAAGAAGATGTTGTTCTCAGAGAGTTTCTCGCGAGCAATGAGGAGGAAAATGAAGAACTGACCGAGGATCACTTGGGCCATTTGATTGACCCTATGAGTGCCGCCTGGTTAGCGCTTCCGTTTTCTTTCTCCTCAACTCGTTCGGCTGAAGAACAATAGAGTCTTCAGCTTTACTGTTGCTTTTAAGCGACAATCTCCGTCAATGCTGTATATATTTCCGCATTGGCGGATGAGAGGATAGTTCATGCCTATTGATTCGTTCCAGAAAGCTTGGAGCAGGGATAGTTCTTTAAACGGTGTTCCCGGAGGTTCATCTTCCGGGACCGTTATTGAGCGCTATACTGATACAAGATCTATTCTGAAGCGTAACAAGAAGACTGATAGATGGCGCCCTCCTAGTGCCTATACGAGATTTATCGAAGAAGGAGATGTTTATACCTTCTACGGCTCGCAGGATGCTAGGAGTGGTGGAATCCGTCAGTGGGGCTCCGGATGCGATGATTGCTCCGGGAACTATCACTGTCCGCTACCAACTGTACCCGCCTATATGGAGAGTGCAGCAGTCACAAAAGCGTTACTGCAACTAAAAGGGCAAAATGTAAATTATACCCAAAATATTGCAGAGCGCAGACAGACTGCTTCCTTGGTCGAGAACACTTGTATTCGACTTTGGAGGATGGTAAGACAGACGCGAAGGACTGCGGCTCATCTCGGTACTGACCCTTTCAACCTTTGGTTGGAGCTTCAGTATGGGTGGAAACCCTTGCTTTCGGACGTTCACGGGGTGGTTAAAGACCTCGCAGACGGCTTAAGGCCCGAAAAAGTCACAGTCGTCGGCACTGCACACGATACTTTCAAGGCTACCACCGCTTTAGGTGCTAGCAAGTTCGGTCCGGGCATGTCCATTAATCGGGTCATGCGCGGTCGAACTGACATGAAGGTTCGTTTAGATTACGTGCAGATTTTCGCCGAATCCAACCTCAGGCTATTGGCCCAAGAGGGGTTAACTAACCCTCTAGACCTAGCTTGGGAGGAGCTTCCGTTCTCGTTCGTTGTCGATTGGTTCATCCCGATAGGCGATTTCTTTAATTGCCTTGATGCCTCCCTTGGATGGCATTTTCTCGGGGGAACTAAATCGGTTATGCAGCGTATGAACTATTACGCACGTGACCCGAAGATAACCGCGCCTGGCTTTACCGGGACTGCAACATGTCAAGGTAAAGCTTCGGTTAGGAAATTAGACAGGTCTGTGTACAGTAGTAGTCCATTGCCGAACCCTCCGTTCTTTAACGACCGGAGTAGTTCAATGCATGTAGCCAACGGGATAAGTCTCTTGGGTTCCGCTTTTACGAACTCAAAAAGAATTATCCGTCTCTGATACATAACTTCCAATAAAGGAAATAGACGTGCCTACAATTAGCACGATTGTTGTACCAGACGCAGCTACTACGCCGGTTAACCATACCTTCAATAAAATGAAGACCAATGGAGACACCGCGTATTTCCTGGAGCAGAGTAATACCAGTGCCCTTGGGTACTGGCCTCTTACTTTGACCCAGCGGTCGCCCCTTCCGGGACAGACTGACAAGGTGTATCGTAGCAAGCTTTCGTTTGCTATGCCCGTGGTTTCGGCAGAAGTGATCAATGGTATCACGCGTCCGAAGCTCGAGTACACCTGCCGATTTAATGCAGAAGGTGTTATTCCGGCAGAAGCAACGCAGCAGAATCGAAAGGACATCCGTAAATTGGCTGTCGGCATCTTGAATGATGCGTCTTTCGTTGGCATGATTGAGAACCAGCAGAATATCACGTAACTATGACCCGGAAAGTTACACTCCGCGTTATTAGGTTCGTGGTACGAGCTGTTCTCACATACTGGGCCGAGCACCGCGATGAGATTAGTTCTTCTCACTACGGTAGCTAGCCTACTGCTACGTCCACTCAATTCCTATGAGGTTTTAACCCATGAAATCGAGAAAAACTGCCGGTCCTTCGCAGGACTTGGCACGACAGTCTGTTTGCCTGGCCAACCAAATTGCCGCGGGTATTTATACCGCGGCTTATACTCAAAAGAGTCAAGATATGTTGTCACTTTTAGAAGGTGGCAAACATACCGAGATTGTATCTGCTTCGATAAACCCCCTGGAATACAGGGAGTCGAATGCAGATACGTTTCGCCGGGACTACCTCTGTGTAGAGTTGATGTCCAAGTTCCCGAGATGGGACCTTGGTATCAATCGTGCGGAAGCGGCCCTAGCGAAATTCTTTGAGGTTGAGCATAGTTTATCTAAGCTAAAGTTCGTCGATAATCCGGCCATCGTCGTTCGATCAAATCGAGCAACGATGCGTGCGATCGAAATGACCGCACGTTTAAAAATGGCCAAAATACTCGGCGAACCTGACCTGGATGAAATCTACGGCTCATTCGCGTTTGGTCCAGGAGCCTCGACATCTCTGCCGAGGCGGCGTGGCGATGCTGCGTACAAATTTGGGGCTCAAAGACCCCATCTGTCGTATAACGCCCTTCCTCTCGCAGATGCGTTGTTTAAAATGCATCCTACCTGGGACTTTTATCCCACGGTTGTAGGAGGAAGTAGGCTAGTCACTGTTCCAAAGAACGCTAAGATCGATCGAGTAATTTGCATCGAACCTGATCTGAATATGTATTTTCAGAAAGGTATAGGTGCGAACATTCGAAAGAAGCTTAGAAGGTGGGGACTACTTTTGCCCCAGGCTCAGCAGATTAACGCTGATCTGGCTCGTGAAGGTAGTGCAAACGGCAACCTAGCAACGGTTGACCTTAGCAGCGCCTCTGATTCCATTCATTTGGGCTTAGTAGGTTTGCTACTTCCACCAGCATGGACTGATCTCTTGGAGCTTACGAGATCACCCATGACCGTTCTTCCTTCCGCCACAGAAAATGGACCTGACGAGAGTCATCTCCTGCGGAAGGTATCCTCAATGGGCAACGGCTATACCTTCGAGTTAGAGACGGCGATTTTCTACTGTCTCTGTTCGGCGGTTATAGATTTGTTGGCCACGAAGGATATGGACCATCGGTGTACCGTCTTTGGCGATGATATTATTATCGCTTCAGAGTTGGTACCGGCTCTTAAAGAAGTCTTGCTTTACTTTGGTTTCACAATGAATCCGAAGAAGACTTTTTCTGAGGGGCCGTTCCGTGAGTCGTGCGGAAAGCACTACTTCTACGGTACCGATGTGACGCCTTTCTACATTCGCGACCGAGTAGACACAATACCTAGAAAGTATTGGGCCGCGAACACTGTCCGTCGCTATAGCAGGATGGAACAGTGGGGTTTAGATCCACGCTGGCTTTCCGTTTATAACGGAATTGTCCAGGCCATCCCTGAAAAGTATCGCCGGTTTGTAATTCCGGACGGCTTTGGGGATGGTGGTCTTATGGTCGACTGGGATGAAGCACGTCCTAGCCGATCGACCCGTGGGCATGATTCTTGGCAATACTTCGACTTCGTACCCAAAACAAAGGGTAAGAAACTTAGTGGCCAAGGCATGCTTCTGAAAGCACTCCATTCCATGGAGTTGCAGCCAGAATCACCCGATGTAGATGTTGAAAGGAGGAC